TTCCGGCCGATGCTGGCGGGCAACGGCGGCTGGGCAGGCTTCATCTCTACACCCCGGGGCTACAACTGGTTCCACGACCTGATCCAGTTGGCCCGTTCCAGCGACCACTGGTACCACTCGCACCTCGGCGTCGGCCAGACCAAGCACATCCCCGAGTGGGTGCTGGCCGAGGAGCGGGCCGAGATGCCCGACGAGCTATACCGCCAGGAGTACGACTGCGACTTCAGCGCCGCCAACGTCGGCGCGATATTCGGCCGCTACGTCGAGCAGATGGAGAAGCAGGGCCGCATCTGCCCGCTCGACCTCCGCGACGACGGCGCGAGCGAGATCATCGTCACCTCCGACATCGGCTACCGGGACAAGGCGGCCTGGGTCTGGTGGCGCAGGATGCGCGGCGGCTACGAGATATTCCACTACGATGATGCCTCGGGCTTGGATGCCGAGGAGTGGATACCCAGGCTGCGTGCCCAGCCCCGGGCCGACCGGCTGCTGCTGCCGCACGACGCCAAGGCCAAGACCTTCGCCTCCAAGCGCAGCGCCGTGGAGACCTTCCTCCTCGACCTCCCTTGGGACGGCTGCAAGATCAGCGTCAACGAGCAGCGGAAGAAGTCCGACTCGATCAACGCCGGGCGGCTGATGCTGCGGCGGCTCAGGATCAGCAACAACGACGCCTGCAAGCCCTTCCTGATGGCGCTTCGCACCTACTCCTACGAGTACGACGAGGAGACCAAGACCTTCAAGGCCGAGCCCCGGCACGACTGGTCCAGCCACCCGGCCGATGCCTTCATGGAGGGCGCGGCGAAGCTGGAACTGATGCCCGCCCCGCCCGAGCCGAAGACGATCATCGTGCCGCCGCTCAACCGGACGTTTACACTCGACCAGCTTCACGAGACCGTGGGCATCCACACGACCCCTGGAAGGCTTGCCTGATGGCTACCTACCCACCCCAGCCCCCGGCCATGCCCGGCAAGCCGACTACTGGTGACGAAAATCCGGTCGGCAAGGGCGATGGCAAGGAGTACACCGACACCAAGGAGGTCGCAAAACCGGGCGACCAGACCCTGGTGGCCGAGCAGGTCAAGGGCAAGAGCCCGGCCGAGATGGCGGTGCGCTGGGAGCGGGAGCTTCAGGCTGCGAAGAAGGAGCTTGCGAAGTTCCACCGCCTGGGCAAGAAGATCAACGCCAAGTACCTCGATGAGCGGGACGGGGCCGCCTACGACAACGCCGACTCCAAGTTCAACCTGTTCTGGTCGAACATCGAGGTGCTGAAGGCGAGCCTCTACGCCAAGCCGCCGAATGTCGATGTCAGCAACACCCACAAGGACGCCGAGGACGACCAGTCCCGGGTCGCGGGCAACATCCTGCAGCGGATGCTGAACAACGACTGCGAGGACGACGACGAGTCGACGTATCCCGAGGTTACACGGCAGGCCGTGGGCGATTACCTCGTCGTCGGCCTGGGTCAGGTCTGGTACCGCTACGAGGTCGAGACCGCCGAGAACGAGACCCCGCCCGTCACCGACCCCGCCACGGGCGCTCTCCTGGCCGAGCCCGTGAAGTACGAGGCGATCACCAACGAGGAAGCCCCGGCCGACTACGTCTACTGGGAGGACTTCTGGTGGAGCCCCGCCAGGGTCTGGCAGGACGTGCGCTGGGTGGCCCGTCGGGTCTTCATGACCCGGGAGGAGCTTTGCGAGCGGTTCGGCGACAGGATCGGCAAGGAAATCCCGGTCACCAAGGGCCGGAGCAAGGGTGACGCCCTGGGCGTCAGGAACGACCCCTGGGAGAAGGCGGCCGTCTTCGAGATTTGGGACAAGCAGACGAAGTGCGCCTACTGGCACGTCCTGGGCTTCCACCTGATCTGCGACTACAAGCCCGACCCGCTGAAGCTGAAGACGTTCTTCCCCTGCCCGCAGCCGCTGATGGCGAACCTGACGACCACGGCCTTCCTGCCGAGGGCCGACTACCTGCTGGCCCAGGACCAGTACCAGCAGATCGATGAACTGACGACCCGGATCAAGTACCTCACCAAGGCGTGCAAGGTGGTCGGGGTCTACGACAAGAACAGCACCCCCATCGGCCGGGTCTTCACCGAGGGCATGGAGAACCAGATGATCCCGGTGGACAACTGGGCCGCCTTCGCCGAGAAGGGCGGGCTGAAGGGCCAGATGGACTTCGTCCCCATCGAGATCATCGCCAGCGTGATCGAGAGTCTCACGGGGCAGCGGGACATCATCAAGGGCAACCTCTACGAGGTGCTGGGCATCGGCGACATCATGCGCGGCATGACCGACCCCGACGAGACCCTCGGCGCGCAGCAACTGAAGGCGCAGTTCGGCGGCAACCGCCTCCAGTTTAAACAGCAGGCCATTGGAGCCTGGGTCGCCAGCGGGCAGCGGATCAAGGCGCAGATCATCTGCGACCGCTTCCAGCCGCAGACGATCATGGACCGGTCGAACATCATGCACAGCCCGGATGCGCCGCTGGCCCAGGACGCCGTGGGCTTCCTGAAGAGCCCCGACAACACCAAGTTCTACCGGATCAGCGTCGAGGCGGAAACGATGGCGATGGTCGACTGGGCTCAGGAGCGCGATTCGCGCACCCAGTTCATGCAGGCCGTCGGCTCCTTCGTCCAGTCGATCACGCCCCTCATCCAGACGAGCCCCGAGGCCGCGCCCGTCGTCATGCAGATGCTGAAGTGGGGTCTGGGCGGGTTCCGGGTCTCCAAGGAGATCGAAACCGTCCTCGACGCCGCCATCGCCGCCGCCAGCCAAGCGGACAAGGGCCAGCAGGAGCCCAGCCCGCAGGAGAAGGCCGACGTGGCGAAGACCGAGTCGGAAGCGACCAAGAACAAGACCCAGTCTGTCAAGAATCTCGCCCAGGCCGGGATGCACCATATCCAGGCCGCCGCCCACGGTGCCCAGGCGCTCCTGGGCGGGCTCAACGGCGAGCCGCCCCAGGGTCCCGGCGGGATGGCGATGCAGCCCCCGCCGCACACCGCACCGCTCAGCCCCGCGCCCATGCAGGGCGCACCCATCCAGTAGGAGGACGACATGAGCAAGACCAAGGATACAACCACGGAAGTGGACCCGGTCCAGGCGAAGTACGAGGCCGAGGCGCTGGCCGAGCAGGCCAAGCTCGACAAGGCCGCCAAGGCGAAGGGCGAGGCTTACTCCGAGCCTGCGGCCGACGCCGTGGAGCCCTACGAGGGGATGCCCCAGCGGTTCCTGACCGGCGGTGCGACGGCGGCCGAGAAGGAAGCCTGGGTCGCCGAGAACGGCGGCGTCGACCCGACGCAGCCCGTCGGCGAGGTCGCCCCCGGGGATGCAGCGCCGAAGGCGGAAGGCGATGTCGCGCCTGAGTGACCTCCTGCGCGAGGCAGGGACCGAGGCCGGGGGGCAACTCGACGCCACCGGCCAGTTGCTGCTGGGCATGGTCAAGCAGCCCGTGGCTGGCCTGACGGGGGCCAGCACCGGCCTGTGGGACCTCGCCCGGGGCAAGGGCACCGACGCCGCCCTGAAGAGCGCCGTCGACCAGATCGACCGTGTAAACGCCTGGGGCGGCCCGGTCACCGAGCGGGGAGCCCAGCGCCTGGGCGAGCTTGGCGAGACCATGCACAGTGCTGGAGACTGGGCGACCAAGAACATCCCCGGCGTGCAGCAGGCGGGCGAGGGTTGGGACAAGTACTCGGCAGCGAACCCGGCCACGGCGGCGCTCTCGGTCGGGCTGCTGGAAGCCGCGCCTGGGCCGGGCAAGGCCAAGGCCGGGATGCGTGCCGCCGAGCAGGCGACGACGGCCGCAGCAGGCCGTGCGGCGCTGCTGCGGGAGGGTCTGAACCCCGAGAGCGCCACCAAGGCCGCCGTCGAGGCCGCAGGGCGGCCGAAGAGCATCGCCACGGTGGCCGACCCCAAGCGGGTCTCCTACCCGGGGGTGTACGACAACCCCAGGGAGCTTGTGGCTCGGGCGAAGGTCGCGCCCGAGGACCCGATCATGAAGCAACTGTTCGGGGTGGACCGGGGCGATCTGCTGGGCATCTCCGAGGGCGGCGGGCGGCAGGGGACCACCGCCGAGCGGCCGTACTTCGCCAGCGAGCGCGGCAAGCCCAACGAGGCCGCCCTGGCGGTCTCCAACCCCAAGAACATCCAGAGGCTTCAGGACATCACCCAGGAGGGGCTGAACCGGCCCGATCTGGCGACCGGGATGCTGCCCTGGTACGTCATGGACCCGATGTACCAGCACTACGTCCGCTTGTGGGGTCCCGAGCGTGCGGCCCAGGAATTCGAGCGTTTCAACAACTTCACCGGGATGGCGAGCCCGAGCAGCGAGGTGCTGACCGAGCTTCGCCGTGGCAGCGCCGCCAACAGGCTGCACGGCGAGGGCCGGTGGGATGACTTCGTGAAGTACGGAGGGATGCCCTACCCGACCCGGGTGGAGCTTCTGAGGCAGGGCCAGTTCCCCGAGGACATGATGCACATCCCCGGGCACATGAACCACAAGACGGCCCACGTCAAGCCGATGACGACGATGATCGAGAACAACATGACGCCCGACATGGGCAGCGCCAAGGTGCCCAGCTACATTGGAGCCTCAGGCGTGCCAGAGACCGGGTTCCAGACCGCGCACCCCATCGGCGATGCCCACTTCTCCCGCATCGTCGGCCTGCCCGACACCCGCAACTGGACCAGCACCAAGGGGGTGACCGACGTGCCCCGGGCCAGCGCCACCATCCCCGAGATGAAGATCGTGGGCGACATGTTCCGCGAGAAGGTGGCCGAGCCCGCTGGCCTGAGCGGCGTCGGCGGCCAGGGGCTGGTCTGGGGTGCCGGGTCGCACGCCACGGGCGTGACCTCGCCC